CTCAATCGAGGCATTTCGTTTAAGACTGTTGGCTCGGTATGATACTACCCAAACATTACCTTTCACATACCCTTTTGTGGGGTCTATTCTGTCTAAAGAAGGGGAGTACTCATCTGGTCCTCGGCTTTCTTTAGAAAAGAAGTGTAATGTAAATGGTACCTCTAATAGCGGGCACTCAGAGGGAATGTATATGTCGCCTTTATCTAAGTTAAACTCCAAGCCGTCACGCTTTGCTCGCCACTTAGCATGGTACAAAAGGCGGGCAGTTATATGAGCAATTTTTGTTGCGGTGTCCATTGTCTTCGAATTTTCTCGAAGGCGAGAACGTTGCTGTTTTGCTCGTTCGCGGTCCTTTAATCGGGTTTCTGGTTTTGTCTCGCACTTGTGCATGGGGCAAACCTTTCTATCCGACTGTGCTGTATCTTTATAGCATAAGATACGGTAGTTTTCAACCTTGCAACGGAGAACAAACTGATGCGCGTGCAACAGGCAAACGAACTCGTTAAAACTCAGGGCCTGAAAGAGGGCAATACATTTTCTATTGCTGCCTCTTCCAAGGCTTTTGAGGTTCTGTCTAATTCGCTGTACCAAAATAAAATTCTGGCAGTGATCCGGGAGATTTCGTGCAACGCTGCCGACGCTCATAAGTTGGCGGGCCGCCCCCTCTCCGACATTCAAATCCACCTGCCCACCTACAGTGAGCCGTGGTTTGCGGTGCGCGACTTCGGTCCCTCCCTCTCTCACGCTGCGGTGCTGCGCCTCTATACCACCTACTTCCTTTCCACTAAGGATCAGAACGACGATCTGATTGGCGGCTTCGGCCTGGGGTCTAAGGCTCCGTTTGCCGTGGCCGATCAGTTCACCGTGACAACGTGGCGTGATGGGGTGGAACGCCGCTACGTTTGTTACAAGCAGGACGGTGTGCCCAACATCAACTTCATTTCCGAAGCGCAATCTTCTGAGCCGACCGGCCTCGAAGTCCGTGTTGCTGTGCCCTCTTCCTCAGTTAGCCGTTGGATTTCTGAGGGCTACACCTACTTCGCTTGGTGGCCTACCCTGCCAGCCGGCTTGCCCGACACCGCCAAGTCCACCCTCGCTGAACTTACAGTCAAGTCGCCCCGCATGATTGGCGCCTATCCGGAATGGGCTTGCCTCGAAGGCAATGCCAGCCGGGCAATCATGGGCCTAGTTCCCTACGCAATTAACTACGAAGCCATCCCGAACCTGCCTGCCTCCCTCAAATACCTGACGACTGTTGGCATGTTGTTCTCGTTTGAGGTGGGCGATTTGTCGATTAGCCCGTCCCGCGAAACGCTTTCGTATGATCCCAAGACTTGCGCGGCTATCATTGCCCGCCTCAAATCCACACATGACAGCCTGACCCAAACCATTCAGAACCATGTAGCCTCTGCACCAACCCTCTATGAGGCGCGGGTTCGCCGTTACTCCGATGCTATGGTTGGTTTTAATGGGGCGCTCGGCTCCTATGTCGGCATCGTTAAGTGGCGCGGACAAGACGTGACTGCCAAAGTCACAATCGACACAAGCGCGGATGTCAAGTCTACGGTCGCGACGGGTTCTTATGTGCGGCGCAGTGGGCGCAAAATTTGGTATAAGCACTACGTCGGCACCTACTACGAGCACAATGTGACTCTCCCCGAAAGGCGTAGGGCAATCTTCTACGCCGATAAGATCACGACCAGCACCTACCGCCGCATCGCCCACCACATGGAAATCAAGTACGGAACTAACGACGACCGGACTGCCGTCCTCTTTAGCGGGCCGGACAAAGCAGAGATCGAGCGGGTATTTCTTGAGAAGGGTTTGCCCACCCCCATTGACGTGGCTACCCTGCCTGCCCTGCCCGCCACACCTCGGACCAAGGCGGCTGTGCCTAAGACTACCGCCTACACTTTCAATTCGGATGGCGCGTTTCAGCGCAATACCACGCCGGTTGATCTTACCGGGGGCGGAACCTACGTCCTTTTTCGGGAGGGCGCAATCGTTTATGACGACCTTCCTGTACAGTCTTCTGTTCGTCTTGGCCTTCTGCCTGACCACACCAAGGTAATCGGTATCAGCGAAGCCACCCTCAAATCCTCTAAGACGTTGCAGACTACGCTCGACACTAATGGCTGGGTGCGCTTCGACCACAGGTCTCGGTTGGCTGCCTTGCCCAAGGCCGAAGTGCTGGTGGCTTTGCGGCGCAACATACTGAACGACACCGCCGGCATCTTCAAATATTCCACTTGGCAGTATGAATTCGTGTCCGCATTGCGGAGCCGCAACGAGTTTGTCAATTTCACTTGTGCTGCTCTGCACCCCCTGCAAAACTGGTTGCAGCCTGCCAGACCACAGCACACCCGCGTCATCAATTGCTGCACCGAATTCAATACGGTGCTTCGGTCCATGTACGCTGCGGAGGTTACGCAGTTTGCCAAGGAACGGCAGCAGTTCGAGACAGCGGTTGATGCGCTCGGCACTAAGTATCCCCTGCTGAAGTCTTTGCGGTGGGATCGCGTCTGTAAGGACGAACTGGTTGACTACCTCTCGCGTTCCTGATACAACCCAAACCATTCCACAAGGAGAAGTCTCGTGGTTCCTTTCATTCTCAAGGCTGATGGCGTGTCCCTCTTTCCGGTGGGTCAGGCGCCCATCGTAATTGACGGCAGCCACCTTAACTTCAAGGCGGTCGTCGCTGCCATCGAGGCGGGCGATTTCGATACCGCAATCGAACTGGCCTCCGTCAAGAACTACCTGCACGTCAAGACGGCTGGCAAGGTGACGGTCACTGACGAAGGCGTCCTCTACGAAGGCGAGGTGCTGACCGGCTATCTCGCTTCCAAAATGGTTGAGTTCTTCGACAAGGGTCTTCCGGTCGAACACTACTGCCGCTTCCTCGAAAACCTTATGGCCAACCCGTCGATGGTTAGCCGCAAGGAACTCTACCTGTTCCTCGAAGCGGCCAACCTGCCCGTCACCGATGATGGTTGCTTCCTCGCTTACAAGGCAGTTCGGAGGGACTTCCGCGACAAGCATACTGGCGAGTTCGACAACGCGCCTGGTGCTGTCCTCGAAATGCCGCGCTCTAAGGTGGACGACGACCGCAACCAGACCTGCTCGTATGGCTTCCATGCTGCTGCCTACCAGTACGCTAAGAACTTCATGGCGCATGGCGACCGTATGGTTGCAGTCAAGATTAACCCGGCTGACGTGGTGTCCGTGCCTTCCGACTACAACAACCAGAAGTTGCGGACCTGCCGTTACGAAGTCCTCTATGAAATCGAGGGGGCGCGTGACACCCTGACCGGCACCACCTACGCCGACACTTCCGACGACGATTGGGATATTGAGTGGCCGTCTGACGACGAAGACCTCGACTAAGCGGGGCGGCTAGTCTAAGGTGGGAGGGGAGGGCTTAGGCTCTCCCTTCTTCATTTGCAACGAGAGGTTCACATGGATACCCCTGATGCTCAAGTTCATGATGCTGTTCCTGATGGTTCTGCTGGCCCTCTGACCCGGCTATCCGATGCCCAGGTCTTTAGCCGTGACCCAGAAGATTACACCGAAGAGAATACGGCCGACACAATCGAGCGGCTCCGCAAAATTTTGGCCCGCCATCGTAAGGCCCGCCAAGACGCACAACAAATCCTAGACGAGGCAGCCAAACTAAAGAAGGCCAACGCCAAACCAAAGAAATCCACAGCCGCTAAGACCAAGCCGGCCCTCGCCGCTGATCCTATGGAGACCACGATATGAACCTAACCAACCGACTCAATCTGCCAGAGGCTATTGTCAAGGCGGTCTCGGCAGATTCCTATTCGAAGTATGGGGCAGACATCTCGGTGACGGAACTGCTGAGTCCGGTCCAGATGCGGCGCCTCATTGCCGAACACTCCGACGAAATTGTGGAGGATGTATCGGATAGGATATGGGCGCTCTTCGGACAGGCCGTCCATCACATCATCGAGAAGGCATCCGACCAAGCCGATGTTCTGGCAGAGACTACGCTGTTCACGGAAGTGGATGGCAAGAAGATCAAGGGCACCGTCGATCACGTCACCATTTCAGATTCGAAACTGTCTGACTTCAAGGTGACGAACGCCCGCAAGATTAGGGACGGCGTAACCCCACCCGAATGGGTCCAGCAAACCAACATCTATAGGTGGATGCTGTTCCGCGAATACGGCCTCGTAATCAACGCCATGGAAATCGTAGTGTTCCTGCGCGACTGGACTAAGTACGAGGCGAAGGGCAGCCCCGAATATCCGCAGGCTCCTGCCCTCACCCTACAGGTTCCGCTGTGGACACCCGAAGCCACCGAAGACTTTGTGCGGCAGCGCCTTGCCTACCACTTCGGCGAAGCCGCGCCGGGCTGCACTGACGCGGAAGTGTGGGCGAAGCCTGCCCGCTATGCTGTGATGAAGGCCGGACGCAAGACAGCGGTGCGCGTTTACGATTCGGAGGAAGAGGCTAAGGCTTCGGCAGAGCAGATGGGTTCAGCCCACTACGTTGAGACCAGGCCTGGCGAAGCCACTCGCTGCAAGTCTTATTGTCCCGTCTCGCAGTGGTGTCCGCAGTGGGCTGCTGATCCTAGGCGCCCCGTTGAAGCGCCCGATGTAGCCTCCACCCTTTTCGGTTGACAACACCAGATGCGCCTTGCTAGGCAGGGCCGTCCCTCATTAGGAGAACGAACGTGCCAATCTTTTCGCAAGCACAGTTGCCTCCCCGCATCCTCATTTATGGGGAGCCTGCCGCCGGTAAGACCGGGGCCATCGCCCAACTCGCCAACGCTGGCTATCGGGTTCTGATCCACGACTTCGACCAGAACAGCCGCGTGATCGGTTCCTACCTGAAGCCGGATGCCGCTCCCGTCTACCTGAATACTTATGCGGCAGCCAAGATCACCAACACCAATCTGTTTTCTGGTAACTCGGTCGCCGGCAAGCAGTCCGTCGATGAGATGCGGCGCTTCTGTAAGACGCTCGAACACTGGAAGACTGAGACCGAAGACCTCGGTCCTTCGTCTGCGCTGACGGCTAAGGACGTGATCGTCATTGACAGCGGCACCTTCCTTGGTGAACTGCTGCTGCTGGCTGCGCACGAAGACCCCGAAACCAAGCGGGACCTGCGCTCCCTCTACAACGTGGCCGGCAAATACTACTCGGCGATCCTCGACCATCTGTGTGGCAACAAGATCGGCGCCACTGTTATTGTGCTGACGCACACCATGCAGACCGGCGACAAAGACGATCAGGGCAAGATCGTTGGCAAGGCGCGGGACATTCCCGTTGCGGTCGGCGAGAAGATGTCTAAGCGGATGCCCACTTACTTCTCGGATATCTGGCGCCTCGAAGTGGACAGGGCAGGCAATCGCGCGTTCAAGACTGCGGCGACCGACAAGGAATCCCTCCGCACTTCTGCGCCCCACAAGATCAAGGCCGTCGAACCTTTCGACCTGGCTTCCATGGTTAACAGGCTGGTGAACCCATGAACGACGTAACCATTCACGGTATGCAGGAGCGCATCGAAGTTCTCGAAAGGGAACTTCACGCTGGCCGTATCCACCTGCGCAACATTCTCACGGTCCTTGAAAAGTTCCTCGAAATCAAGGACCCTCTCCTGCTTCGCATCGTAGCCGAAGATTCCCCTATCGGCCTCGCCCGCTCATTCCTTGACGGAAACAAAACATGAGCGAATTAGACACCAGCGCGGAGGCGGTGGAGCGGCTGCGTTATGGTTGCGAGAACTACAACGGTGATTGGCTGATCAACAACAGCGGCTTGATTGCCGCCACACTCCGCGCACTTGTTGTCGAGCGAGATATGCTAAAAAAGGCTAACGAATTACTTGCAAATAAAGCATCTAAACTAGAGGAGCGAGACAGCCCCGCTAGATATGAGTTTTGGCGCAACGCCGCTGCCGAAAGCGATGGTGTCGCCCAGGTGCTTGCTGCCGAGAACATGCGGTTACGGGGGGCTCTGCAAGAGTTTAGGGAGGCGCTGAAATGGTTTGTTGACAACGATGACACAAATCAAGGCGACACACCCCTGCCGGAATACGGCGGGAAATCTTGGAACGAAATCAATGCTCATTGGATCGCCGGTTTGAATCGCGCCCACGCTTTACTCGAAGGAGACACGCCATGACGGACCCCAACAACTGGCCCGACCCTGCCAAGCCCGGCTACCCACTGAACCCGGAGCGGGATGGGTGGCATTGGCTTGCGCAAGCGGATTGCAACCCCTGCCCCGCTTATTGGCGCGCCGCGCAGGAGGAATGGATGCAGGGTGGTTTAATCTGTATAGGGACTGCCCACGTTAAATATCTATGCGGCGATCACTTTGTTGGCGGTGTGCGCTACATCGGTCCCTGCCTGACCCCTGCTGAAGTCGAAGCGCGTGAGCAGGCTGCCCGGCGGGAGGGGATGGAGGAAGCGGCGCAGGAGGTAGATTGTGGATGCGCCGCGCGCCAGGACGTGTTGCGTGCGCTTGCTGATGTAGGAGAGAGGCGAGCGAAAGCGATGTGTTTACACGGTTATGTGTGCTGCGCGTTGCAAGCCGCCACAATCCGCGCCGCCGCAAAAGAGGTAGGCTGATGGTTTGTTTTAGGGACATGACTTTCTGCGAACACTGGCAGGACTGTGCGAAAGCCAGTGCGTGCGACCGGCCGCTAACGCCAGAGGTTCGAGCCGCCGCACGCAAATGGTGGGGCAGTCTGAATTCTGTCACTGGTGGCGCGCCAATCTCGGTGTTTGTGGAGCGGCCCGACTGCCATGTGCCTGTTGTCGCCACGAAGGGGGTTGACGATGAGCAATGAAGACGACGAGCAATGGTATCACTATCTTATAGCGGCAGCAGTGATTGTTGCCTATGTGTGTCTGTGGGTCTTGATGTTGGCGATAGGGTTTAGGTGGGCGCGGTGACGATATATGTGGTAGTGGGTTATGCGGAGGGGTGCCCGTGGTGTGAGAAGGCCAAGGCACTCTTGACGGAGAAGGGCGAAGCCTATACCTACCTGGATGTGGGTGTGGCTCCGGGCCTGAAAGAATTTCTGGCGGCACTCGGCAAGAGAACGGTGCCCCAGATTTGGCACGGCACTTCCTATGTGGGAGGCTATGAGGCGCTCGCAAAATATGTGGGGGATGCGCGATAAAGGGCTTGCAACCC